TGTATCGATAAGAGAATAAAGTATCATCGTCCCACAAAGTAGTGGTAAACACATTCATGGATGTCTCATACCCAGTATTCACGTACTGTTGACCCATGAATCGTCCGCGAATAGGCTCATTGGTACTAGCGGGGACGAATCCCGATATCATATACAACTTGACCTCATCCCCACCACGCGGCTTGGGATCAAGGATATAGGCTTCCCACATATAGGAGCGTTGCGGTTCTTTTAACAGAATCCTACCGCGCTCGTTAGTGAACGTTTGGCCAATGTCAAAAATGAGTTCTGGAGAAATCAATATCAATCCTCTGGGTTACCACTTTATTTAGTCACAAAAAAAAGCGCCTACGGGCGCTTTTAAGTTTTCTGAAGGTATTACGCTACACTGTGGTTTTGGAATGAAAAAGTAACTTCGACGGTCATGATTTCTGAATTGTCATAGCTCAGAGACACATCCCCCAAGCTCGTCGGATAAGCACCGAGAATAGTGTGGAGTGCCGATACCGTAGTCGAATCTTTCTCTAAGTGTGAAATGTTAATGCCAGCGATATACCCAGCACGGTTCACACCACCGCCCGAAAATTCATTGTGAATCAGGTTTAACCAGTTCTTGAAGAACTTATAAACAGTCAGGTTTTGGTCTTCAATAAAGCCGATGGTCATTGTACGCGGGCTTGATGTACGGCCAGCGTGTGTCGTCTTTTCTGATTTAAAGTTCATTTCAATAATATCCAGAGACGTTTCTGGGATGGTTACTGTTTGTGCATGAATGGTCAGAGCAGACTCACCGCCAGTAGCAGGACCGAGGATATCAACCTCCCACTCAAAGTTCATCTGTGGGGTAATCCCTCTTACATCTTCGATAGTTGCCATGTTTAACTCCTAATAGTTTTAGCGCAGCAAAGCGAGTTCATTGTTATTTAGCCATCGGCGAACAAAGACCACTTAGTTGCGGCCTTTGTTCGATTGTCCAGCGATCAGAAGTCCTGACCAGTCGGAATAGCAATAGTATCCAAACGAATAAACTCTGTATACGCCGTTGGTTTGATCCATACTTCAACCAGTAGTTGGTTTGAATCAATAACTTGCGGAGTATTGATCTCTTCAACCACAACACGGAAGTCCGTTACCCCTTGGTTGTTACGAATATCTTCCATGAAGTTAAAGCACAATGATTGTACTGAACTCCTGGTAAATGCCGTATTGGCCTGGAACACAAACGGACGCAACGCGACTTTCAAGCTGGAACGAACATAACTGAACAGTAGGCGAGTGTTGATGCGGTTAAACGCAGAAATCGCAGTCACTGCTGTTTTCTGACCCCAGATCACGATACCCGTTCCTGGAAATTGCTGGATTGGGTTAATCTGAGCCGTATAAAACAAGTCCCGTTCAGCTTCACTCCAGATCTTGGAGACACCGCGAACACCAGCACCGGAAATAACACCGCGCTGTAAACCAGCAGGAGCATCCCACGGATTGTAGTTGGTCTGTGTCAATGCAAAAACTGCTGCAACATGACCACTTGGAGGTATAGATACATTGCGACCGGTGTAAGCGTCAAAGATATCGATCCATCCAGCGTAATAAGCCGCGTAGGAAGAGTTCTGATTGGAAGTCGTCTTCCGGTACGATTCAATATCGGCTGCATTGGTAAGGTCAGTCGTGTCCAGTACCGCAAAGCAATCTTTACGAGACTCGGCAAGAGATACCATCGTCCCGTGGACAGCCGCTTCAGTGAAACCGGCGTTGATCAAGTAATCTACGCTAACGGTTTCCACCTGATCAAAATCTGCCCAACCAAGGATGACCTCGGAGTCAGATACAGGGGTGGTATCATCTGTACCGCCAGTCAATTCAACGGTCTCGGCCAGATCTATCGGATCAGTTATCGTTACATCATGATCCACTGTAGTCAAGAATGAGAGAACATTGAGAACATCTTCGATGTAGACCGAATTGCCAAATCCATCACGTTTGGTTGGATCCAGTGATACCAGAAACCGCTCTTTAACAGATCCGTCGGTGATATCAATGTAAAATAGGTCAGCATCGTCGGTATATTCTGCGAAGCTGACGACGACACTATCCCCCCATACCCCTGGGCTTGCTGCGGTGAATGTGAGTAAGTCATCGGAGACTGGAGTATAGATTCCAGTGGATGCGGTTGCATCGACGATTACCCGTTTTACGTTCATGCCACCCACTTTCTGTACGAACGACAGTGCCGCGTACATAGAGGGGTTATCCAAGCTGGGCTCACCGTAGATACGGATGAAGTCTCGCTCGGATGATACTAATGTGACATCCAGAGGGCCTCTGCTCGCCGTCAGGACAATCCCACCCACATTCCCAGATACGGGGTTTGCGCGGAAAGACTGATCAAGTTCGCGAGTATAGACGCCCGGAGAAGTATTAAAGCTCATTATGTTCTATCTCCATAGTTTGTTTTTCGTCTTGAGTATTCATTTCTGTTGATTCGGACTTCCTATTTACTCGTTTGGGTGTCTCTCCCACATGAATTCCATTTTCGACAGATACTATCTGCCCAGAAGTAGTCATCGACTGTCCGGATACTAGGTAGTATGAACGGAGGCAATCTTTCTTTTCGATGACTGCTTTCAATTGATAACTCTTCTTGTTTGTCAAAATCTTCATATAATAAATTCTCTTTTACGTTATTTAGTCAACGATCCCCAATAGTCCATTATTAACTCTATCTGAACAGTGTTTGGCAATCATTTCTAACAGCGTTTTACAGAGGCTATTTCCCTAGAGAGAATCGTGTCATTTCCCTAGAGGATATAATTGAGCAAAACATCGCTGAAACGCAGCATTCATCGGCATTAAACGTTTAGCTAAACTTCAGCTCGCCAGCGCAGCGAACCCCCCCACTTCCCTAACACAATATTTCTTTGGTCAATGTTCCAGTGGAGAGTGAGGTTAAAGTGAATTCCTATGAGTTAATCTTAAATATGAATGGCAGACGCCGAACTACAATCTGGAGATTCATTGATGTCCTCGAAGAAGCAAAAGTTTGACCAAGGTAATGTTACCGACCTTAACGTAGCAAAATCTCTCTCCCGCAAGAAGTTTCACCCCCACGACCTGATATCCCTCAAAACGAAAAGCGACCGCCAAGACGACTTCCTACAGGCTTACTACAGCCAGTGCCCGCTAATCATGCAGTACGGTTGCGCTGGTACCGGAAAAACGTTCATGGCGCTTTATGCGGCTCTCTCTGAGGTCTTTGATCCCACTACGTCAGTAGACAAGGTGATTATCGTCAGAAGTGCGGTACAAACACGGGATATGGGATTTATGCCTGGTGACGATACTGAGAAGAATTCTCATTACGAAGCAGGGTACCGGGCAATGGTTAACGAGATGATTTCCACGTACAACGGGGACCAGTACGATAATTTGAAGTCGTTGGGGTACCTTGAGTTCAAATCGACCTCATTTCTGAGATCCACCACCTACGATCGAGCCGTTATCATTATCGACGAGATGCAATCTTGCACCTACCACGAACTGTCTACCGTCATCACCCGGTGCGGTTTGCATAGTAAAGTGGTTCTGTGTGGAGATCACCGCCAGGACGATTTGGCTTCAAAGTCAAAACGAGAGATGAGCGGATTCGGTAAGCTGATGGAAGTTATCTCCCAGATGCCAACACAGATGTCCGCGACGGTGGAGTATAAACTGGATGATATTGTTCGTTCGGGATTGGTCAAAGCGTTCCTGACAGCAGAATACGGAGTCGATGAATGATCGTCCGTTAAGCGCATGAATCAGTTGACAATCTCTGTACACAAAGGGTACAATAACTAGACTGTACAGAGAGGGTCAACTTACATGAGCAAATTCGACAAATTTCGAACCAGAATCAACAAACGGGGTATCCCCACAAGCCTGTCGAAGATCGATCGATGGGTATCTACCGGGAGCATGGCGCTCAACTATGTAATCACCGGATCTTTATCAAAAGGCGTACCTAACCGCCGTACAGGATGTATTGCTGGCCCCCAGGGATCAGGCAAGTCCTTGTTGTTAGGCAACATCGCAAAAGCTATGCAAGATGAAGGCTACCACATTTTCTATTTTGATTCCGAAAACGCAATAGACGAAGAGTTTCTCGCCCGCTTGAACGTGGATATGAGTGATGAGAAGTTCACTCCTATACGGGTGTATTCCGTTGAAGAGGCGGTTGCCGTGTTCTCGGATATTCTTCGGGAGTTCGATAAAGATGAGAAAGTGGCAGTCATCGTCGATTCTTTATCGAACTTGGAACTCGAAGCAGAGATCGAAAAGTTTGAAAAAGACGGTGAACTAGCGAATGATATGGGTCGTAAAGCTAAGTCTTATAAGCAATTCGTTCAGAACGTGAACTCGAAGGTGGGTGACCGGGATATGTTTTTCTGGTACAGCCTGCATGTTTACGAAAACCAGAACGTCATGAATGGTGAAGGAAAATTCAAAGTATCTGGTGGCAATGCTCAATTGTACATCCCTTCCATCTCGATCATGTTGGATAAGCTAAATCTCAAAGAAGGGACGAAGCAAACCGGTATCAAGATGAAAGTAACCACTAAAAAGACTCGATACAACCAACTTGGTGTGGCTAAAGAAATCCTCATCCCATATGCCACCGGGATTGATCCTTATGATGGGGTACCGGATATCCTGGCCGACGAAGGTATCATCCAGAAGAACGGGGGATGGTTTATTTTCATCGACGAGAATGGCAAAGAGGTTAAGTTTCAAAAGAAGACTTTTTCTCAACATGCAGACTACCTGATTACCAAATTCAACGAAGCAGAGATCGAGGAACGCGATGATCTTGAAGTTCTCAAGGAACTCGAAGGAGAGGAATCAGTATGATTGATGTTCTTCAAAAATTAGAGGATGAGCTAAACGACTTCGATTCTATTTTTGAAGACACCTTCGATAAAGACGAACTTGCAATTTCTATTGAAAACAGTGTACTATCGGAGTGCCTTAAAAATCAGGTGACCATCCAACTGAGGTGGGAACAGATCTATCGGCATATTTGTTGGATCATGCATTGTGCTGAAGACGAAACCGAACGACTGTTCTCAATTGCATTCAAGGAGTTGATGTCGGATAGCTATAAGAAGCTTCAAGTATCTGAAGCTAAGACATATGCACTCAGTGATCATGAAGTTGTGAAATCCAAGAAGATACTGAACCGAGCGAAGCTGTTGAAAGG